CCGACCGATAAGGTGGCCACCGAAGAAGCACCGCAGATCGTCTTAAAAAGGCCTGATAAATGATCAATGCTTACGAGACAATAGCACCGTGTTTCTGGGATGTTTTGGATGATACGATCGACAACGGCCATCGTGAATACTGGCTGAAAGGCGGGCGTTCCAGCACGAAATCGTCCTTTATTGCCATAGACATAGTATTGAACATGATGATAGACGCATCTAACGGAATATTCTCTAATGCAATGGCATTGAGGAAGGTTGAAAACACCGTAGCAGGTTCAGTATTCAATACAATGTTATGGGCAACGGAAATACTGGGCGTCCAGAACTATTGGAAAGCTACACGCAATCCGATGGTTATGACATATACGCCAACAGGCCAGCAGATCCTTTTCAAAGGATGTGATGATCCACGAAAAGTAAAATCAACGAAGTTCAGAAAAGGCTATTGTAAATATATTTGGTTTGAAGAATTGGACGAGTTTTACGGTATGGAAGACATCCGTTCAATTAAACAGTCTTTAATGAGAGGCGGAGACAATATTAAAGTGTTTTATTCATACAATCCGCCTAAAATCGTCTCAAACTGGGTGAATACCGAAGGAATGTTAAATGTTGAAGGACGTTTGGTACATCATTCAACCTATTTGGACGTACCGAAAGAATGGTTGAGTGAAGACTTTTTAATTGAAGCTCAGATCCTGAAGGAACAAAACGAATTATATTATCGCAATGAATACTTAGGTGAAGCGACAGGAACAGGCGGACAAGTCTTTGACAACATCACCTTAAGAGAAATAAACGAGGATGAATTAAAACACTTTGACAACATCCTTGATGGTCTTGATTATGGTTTTGCGGTGGATCCAGTCGCCTATGTTCAGGGACACTATGACAAGACACGAAGAAAGCTTTATCTATTCAATGAAATATATAAAGTCGGACTATCAAACAAACAATTGTTTGATGAGATACAAGAGAAAAAGATCGGATTATCCTATGTGACATCAGACAGCGCTGAACCGAAATCCAACGCTGAATTAAAATCGCTGGGCTTAAGAATCAAGCCAGCCAAAAAGGGACCTGATTCTATCGAATACGGAATCAAGTTTTTACAGAAGCTGATGGAGATTGTGATAGATCCGAAGCGTTGTCCTAACACCGCCAGAGAATTCAAGGGCTATGCCTATGACATAGACAAGAACGGTAACTTTATTTCAAGATATCCAGATCGAGACAATCACTCGATCGATGCAGTGAGATATATGATCGAAGATTACACCATTTCAAATACATGGGTATTATCACAAAGAAAACTGATGTGAGGAGGGTAGAATGCTACAGATTGCAGATATAACGGAATATTCTGAAAGCGATATTCCAAAATTAGTGGCCAGAATAAAACCGATATTAAATAAAAGAGTTGCATTGCATGAGAAGTATTCCAGAGGTGCATCCGATTCCAAACTAATGTATTCAAACAGTGACGACAGCAAGGAACCAAACAAGCAAACAAAACTGCCGTTTGAAAAGTTCATTGTTGACTTAGCGACAGGTTACACGTCAGGAACGCCACGCTATACCGTGAATACATCAAAGGATGAAGAAAAAAATCACTTGATCGAAACACTCTTAGATAAGGAACGCAAGGACGAAAACTATGCTAAAGCGATGGAGATCCTTATCGAATACATCACCAATTACAATGACGATCAGACCGAAAACTATGATCTTATTCATGATATCTTTGAGCTTACATCATGCTATGAAGTTATCTATGAATCAGAAGAAAATGAGATCGTCTATGCCAAATACGATCCTTTGCAGACCGTTGCAACATGGGACTATAACATTCCAGCCAATCTTACAGGTTTGGTAAGAGTTTGGAAGGAAAAAGATGCGACAGGAAGCGTCAGAGAAAAATGTGAGGTTACAGATGTAAACGGTTCAAGAACTTACATCGTCTCAGACAATTATGCGCAAGAGATCGAAGAAGCCAGAAACAATGCAAACTGGGGAGATGTTCCAGCCATCGCCGTTGAAACAGACTATGCGATCTTTGAAAAGTGTGAAGATGTTATCGAAGCCTATGAACAGTTAGTGCAAAACGTCAGAAACACTTATCAATACAACGATTCAGACTGTAAGCTCAAAATAACGAACTACCAGCCTCAAAATCCTATGACCATAACTGATGAACAGGGTAACACTATTATCAATCCTGCCAGAATTCAAGAGGATAACCAATGGATCAACGCCAGAGCGATATACGTTGGTGAAGGTGGCAACGTTGAATGGCTATCAAAACCAGTTGACGCAGCTGGAGTGCAGAGTATGCTCAAAAACTACATTGATCTGATGTTTCAGTTAGCTGGAATACCTAATACATCAGACTTAGCTTTCAATAGTGCCGATCTTAATGCCTCAGCGATTGACCGTAAGTTTTACATCATGAATATGTCAACGGAAAACATCGTGGCGCAATTAAAGAAAGCATACTTAAGAAGGTGGGAGCTTATCTTTAACAGAATCAATCTGAAGAAGGGAACTTCTTTTGACTTCAGAGATATTCAGATCGATATTCCAAAGAACCTACCAGCAAACGACGTTGAACTGATCGATGAGATGCTTAAATTAAACGGCGTTATCTCAAATCAGACAATCTTATCAAAACTGGGCTATGACTATCTATCCGAAAAGGAAAAGATGGATCAGGAAGCAGATGCCAATATGTTGCAGAATATCGAAAGAATGAAAGTCTTATCAGATGCAGGATTAGACAATGAAGCTTTATCAGAATGACGTTAAACTTAAACATCTTAAAGCGACACTGGATCGCACTTATTTTCCAAAGGAACTAGACAATAAGGAAATCATTGAAAGGCGCTGGAAACAGACGGAAAGGGCCTTAAAAAAAGCTCAACCGCATATTCAGGCGCTATATCGTTCATTAAGGGACGATATTATTTCCTTATTAAAGGAGATTGACTTTGATTATTCAAAACTCAGCCAAAACGTTCCAGATCGTGTAAAAAGGATCGTCAATGAGCGCAAAAAGAAATGGAAGAATCCTTATCTTTTGTATCTTGCGACAACACATAACTGGACGTATCGAAGCGTTTTAAAACTATTGATATGTTCACTCTATGCCTCGAAATACGAAGAGATCAAGGAGATATCTCAGGATGTTTTTGTGATATCAGCGGTGGACACATATTCGTAAAGCGTGGCGGATCGTGGGATCAAGGACGCTATGCTGCTGAGTTTGGCTACAATCTTGTCGTTTGCTGTGATGCCTGTGATTCAGAACACTTATGATGAATATCTGGATTCGCTTTTGATTTCACAAGTCGATGAGATGGAAAGCTTTATTCTGATATCGCAAATGAACGTATCCATTGATGAAAACAGCCTTTTAAAGGTTTTAATTAAACAATCCCATAGGATCCTTTATGTAAATGAAGATAAATATTCAGGAGGTTTGGAAGATGCCGTCAGAGTCGTTTCAAATTCAGCTTATACTTATGACACAAAACCTGATCAGCAGGTCAGATTCGTTGCGGAAATGGATGAAAAGACGACACGGATGTGCCGATCCCTGAATAATCAGATCTTTTATACAAACAAAGAAAACGTCTTTAAACGTTATTCAGCTCAGAATAACGCCATTATCGAAGTTAAATGTAACGGCCTAGTGCAGGGCTTAAATATGCCACCGATCTCGGATCATTTTCACTGGTGCCGATCAACTTTAACTTATCAGATCACTGTCTTATAGGCAGTGAGCGATATCATGCGTATTTTTCCAGTTTTTAAACTTTCTTTTACTGGGGTTTTTCCTGTGTGGTATCGCTCAGTGCTTATAAGCACTAGGACTATATAGTCTTTATTCGTCAATATGTATGGACTGGCAATAGCACCGTAATGGTGCTTTTTTGATGGTCTGGACAAGGAGGTAAGAATGGACGAAAACACTAACGTTGTTGAAGAAACAACAAAGGCTTCTGAAACAGAGGCTACAACGAAGCTTACTTTTGATGAGTTGCTGAAGGATCCTGAATATCAGGCAGAATTCGATCGCAAGGTCGCAAAATCTACCGAAAAGGCGAAAGCAAAATGGCAAAAGGAAGCAGAGAAAGAAAGAAGCGAAGCCGAAGCGCTCGCAAAAATGAGTCAGGAAGAAAAGTATGAACATGAGATCTCCAAATTAAAAGAAGAACTCAAACAGAAAGATGATGTTATTTCATCCAGAGATCTCAAAGATGAAGCTTTAAACATCATGACTCAGGAAGGCATCAATCCATCATTGATCAAATTGGTCAATTTCACTGGAGCGAATGCTGAAACAGTCAAAGCACAGATCGACACGATCAAAGAAATATTTGGTAAGGCCGTGGAAGACTCAGTCAATGAGAAGCTCAAACAGCCTCGTCCAAAACAGGTTATGTCACAAAGCGTAAGCTCAAACAAGGCTTATCTCGATGACAAGTACAAAGACAATCCATTTTACAAAAAATAAGGAGGATAAAAAATGGGAATTTTATACGGATCACAGAACGTTGATGAGAGATACTCAGCAATCGTTGAACCAAATCTTTACACTGATGATGTTTTGATTCCAAACGTCACATTCACCGCTAAGTACAGCATCGGTCCAGCAGGACAGATCTTTGTTCATAAACTGGATAAGAAAACCGTTGCCGTAGGAACTCCAGGCCGTGATTTCACTGATGTTGCAGCTGATGACACACTGATTCCTATCGCTTTAAACAACAATTTCCAGCAGTCAAGAAAGATCTATGGCGTACAGGCAAACGCAGTCGCATTTGATATGGGTGAGGAATACTTATCTGATACTATCGCAACTGTAAGAGAAGCTAGACGTTACTCAGCACTTGCTTGTCTGGCTACAGAGGGAACTGCTTCTGTAAACACAACCGCATCTGATAAGGATACTATCGTAGCAAACTTACTTGCTATGCGTAAGATGATCAGAGACGGTCACGGTAACGCTAATTTTGCGCTTGTAAATACCACTGACTATGCTTTATTGCTCCAGAATATCGGTATTCAGGAAGTATACGATCCAGCTGTAAGAACCGCTGAACTGTTAAGACGTTTCGGTTTAACAATCATCGAATGCAACGGCTTTGATGAAGCTGCTGCTGAATATTACAACGCTGCTGGCACAAAGGTAACAGTCGATCTGACTGGCGTTGAGATGATCGTAGGATCATACGAAGCATTCTCATTAGTTGATAATCTCGAAGTTATGAGAATCATCGATTCAGAACTGTTTGCTGGCTCAAAGGCACAGGTTGAAATCAACTCAGGTCTCAAGGTTACAAACCCTGCTCTGATCGTTGTTAAAAAGAATAAAGCATCCATCTAGGATGTTTTAAGGAGCGTCTATGACAAAGGAAAATCTGTTAAGCTCGATCATAGCTGATTTAGGCGCAAACTATCGTGAAGATAGTGAAGTATTAGGAGCGTTATTGGATGAGGTTGTCAATGACGCTCTTATTGTTTCTAACCGCATTCAATACTCGAAGACTACCGAAGGTCTTGAAGCGCAGTTAGATGTGTTA